GGAAAATTAACAATTATCGGTGGAAAGGGTTCGGTCAGTGAAACAGTACGCTGATAGTGATCACATCTGTACAAATTCGTACTTTCTGTGAACGCATACCGCTGTCCGTAACAAGGCCATCTTTCACTTAGGCTCGAAGAGCTAAAGTAAGAGTGAGACTTGATACTATGGACACTGTTTACGAACTGGACCCCAGTGTTAGACATGCGACGAGAGAACATCTGAATATAATCACCAATTGGTAATATATAATCAAGTGCCCAGCTGAGAGGAAATAATTCCCAAGCTGTGCTAGCGATCTCCGACGTTGATAAACCAAGTTCGGCCCGAGCAAAAAGCTCAGGGTCGACCACGGCATACGTCAACTTTTGTCTAACCGTTTCATCACAAGTGTAATCATTATCAGAGAAACTTTGACTACTAGATCCACTTCCGTGGAAAAGTAGCGGTTTCTTGATTCCTTCATTATGAAGGTCGAGCGCACTTTGTGTGGCATAAACCAATGGTCTAATGCCGAAACGAAACGCCATGTAAGCCGATGCAACATCGTCAGCATTCCTGTTAAGGACACGTCTGATGAAGCGTCTTCTATGACGCCTAGAAGTCAATGACTTCTTAAAATCAACAATGAAGCGAAGAGATTCCTTCACAACACTGGTTATGGTCGCTGCGGTTCGAAAAACCTCGGCTAACTCTGTTCCCAACTGCATTTGTGCAGAGGAAGCTTGACGAAACGCATCAAAAAGCGCGCTGTCATGACTTCCAAACTGGGGCGGAGGACCATTCATGGACAAAATTATAGGACTACCGGTTAGATTGACCTGAATATTAAATGGAAGTGTACCTTTCTCTTCAACATAGTTGTAGTGAGCGGCACATATCCAATCATTTTTCAGTTCTTTCGAAACCACAAGAAAACTTGTGGCCTGGTAGTTTGTAGGTGACTTACCGTCACCGCTGTATCCCGCACGATAGCGAGAGTCAGTTCTATAGTTTTTGCCGCCTAATTGCAGCGTTTCAGTCTGATTTTCATAGACTTTTAATACT